TGGTCGGCTTGTATGTAATTTCGCTTTCGGCTTGGTGGGGTTCTTCGGCATTATCTCCTACGTCTTCTTGCGAATCCTCGCCATCTGCACATTTATCTTGTTCATCTGCGATAATGCTCTCGGCGTCGCTAAAATAACCCTTCTTGTAGAGTTTAACTATAAGGCCTATCGCCAAGCCTGTAACCACAACGACGGCCACCCAACCCAGCTCCTCCATTGCCGCACCACCTCTCGAAGTTATATGCGTAACTAATTCCGTTTGCTAGTTGGTTAAAAATATTATTAGTGTTGCCAATAATCCAATAATGAACATTGCTGTAAAAAATACAACACAACTTTTTATTGATTGCAGGAATCTAACTTGCAACTGTAGCAAACTGACAACATCGTGCGGGAGTACATAGTTGCTTGCATACCCCTCCGCGTCCGATTCAACAGCCATCTTTGCGCCACAACCGACGCAGAACGCATTTTCTTCCGGGTTGTCCACTGAACACTGCTTGCATATCATACTAAAATCCTCCTAATATTTTTTTGCCAAGAAATCTATAGATAAAAATAGAAATCTATTGAAAACCATAGAAATCACTTGACAATGCCTGTATACATCTGTTATGATACAGAGGTAAACAGAGAACGGCAGTTGTAGTGGACGGTCGTTCCCATAGTGATTTTAAGTCAAAGGAAACGCCGCGCCGCCTAGGTGCGGTTATTTCTTTTTATGCGTCAAGCATAAACTGACAACTGCAACAATCAGTATGAGCAGCTGAAACAGCTCGCTATATGTAATCATTGCGCGTCACCCCCTTGCGAGGGAACAACCCTGCCGCCCTTGTTTACTGCAACAGTATATATTATAAATTTGTATTTTTCAACACTTATTTGCATATTTGTGTAAAAACATTACTCTTCCGTCAGCACTTTCTTGCCGTTAACATACAAGTCCCCGGCAGAATTAATATTGATATTGCCGGTATTGGGCGACACAAGCATATTTGCGACTATCGCGCCCAAGTAGTAAAAATATATGCCGCTCTGTGGGTCTGCTAAGTTAATATTCAGCCGCTGCCCAATAGTTGCAATGGTATCAACAGATATAGTGCTTATGCCGCCTATTGTCCCCGACATCATCGTGCCAAGGTCTGTTGTCAGCTCTGACAGTTGCGTAACATCCAGCATCCCAGGGTCTACCGCTCCGGGTTTCAGGTTGTTCGCGCCAACAGCGTTATTTGCCAGCCCTACGTGCGATATGCGCCCTGTTGCGTTGGTTGCCCTAGTTAGCTGTGCATTTGCGTTCATGCCCTCTACAACCGCGTCCCAGCGCGTTTTTATGCGTCTGCCGATAGTTATATTGCCCTTCTTGCCATCAAGCGGGTAATAGGTGTACTTGATTATTCGCAGCTCTTCGTCGATGTTCGCTACGTCGTCCTTCAAGCGCACCGTGTCACCTAATCGCGGTCTAAACTCCTCGCCATATGCCTTATACAGCTCGATAATGTCGACATCGTACTGTATTGCCGGTTGGCTTATGCGATTAGTGTTGGCGAGGGCGAATTCCCAGTTTGCTTTTTCCAATAGCCGATATTGCGCTTCAGGTGCGTCGGTCTCTGAATCAATATAGATATCTTCGTATTGGATAACACCCTCGCAAATGCCGTATATAGCCTGTGAATCCACGTCTTCGATGTATCCATCAGGTGCGTAATCAATAGGTAGCGGTAGGTCATCGGGTCCGAATGCATAAAGCCTGTTTATTACAGAATCGCCCTCTATCTTTTTTATTCCGCGCAAGTTCAAATCCTTACGCAACAACCATTTTTTGTCGCTACCTATATATTTTACAAACCTAACGCTTTTGTTGTTTATATCAAATTCGCCCTCGCCAATCCATTCGGGTATTTTCTTCGCCCCCTCGTGGGCGGTGATTTTGGATTGCTGGAAAAAGTCAGTTGTGCGAGTTACCTTGTTGCCATCGTCGAAATCATATACTTGTACGCCTGTGCCAGACATCATCATTTTAAGGATTTCCGTGCCGGAGATATTGGTTATTACCTCCTGCCCCGGAACCTGCGGGTGTATCTTGACTTTAGTATCAGCGTAAAAAATGTGTTCACAAGTCACCTCGGTCTTTTTCTGCTGATTGTCATCTCCCTGTATTTGCGCAACTCGGAATAGCTGTCCTTCGCATTTTACAATATTTCGCGATTTGATATACTGTAGTTTAGGGTCGTCGGGCGGCATATTGAATTTCAACGTCCACGACTTGTTTATTTCTTGGGTTACGCACACGTCATAGGCGTTGTGCAGTATCCCAAGCCCGTTATGGTCAAAATTTGTTTCATTTTGCGCATATACTCTTAATGATTGCATGTTAAAACCTCGCTTCATAAACAGAGCAATCCACCATATTACATCACTCCTCAATAATTTTATAAAACCTCAAAAATCCTATTGTAGCAACGTTTTTCCACTTCCGTATTTTACATTCGACTTTTCTTGACTTGATTATTTTTATTAAATACTTATCCCTTAGGTATATGGGTAGGTATATTTTTTGAGCATGAAAAAACACCCTAGGGCGGGTGTCTTCTCGTATTATTTTGTCTGTCCATATCGTCCTCCGCTAAATGTTGATTGTATCTGCAAGCTTCATTATGGATTCCGTCTTTTTATCCTGCAGAACGTGCGTGTATAGGTTCGCTGTCATTTGTATGCTCGAATGTCCTAGAAGCTCCTGCACAACTCTTAGCTCCACGCCATTCTCTAAGCACCTTGTAGCGAACGCATGGCGCAAGCTATGAGGGCTTATCCTTTCTACTCCTGCTTTTTCTGCTATACCGAATAAAATCTTGCGTAGCGAACCCGGGTCTATCTCGTTCCCTCTGCTACTACAGAACACCAAGTTTTTCTTGCTGTTCTCTTGGTCTTCCTTATGCTCCTTCAGCAATTTGATGATGCTCGGCAGTAACGGTATTTGGCGGCGGCTCGACTTTGTCTTTGGCGTTCCGAATGACTTTGTATGCTTTGCGTCCTCTACATCCGGGTCTTTGTAGTAGTTTAAAGTCTTGCTTACGCTCAACATACCAGTCTCAAAGTCTATATCATCCCATGTCAACGCTAAAAGCTCGCCAATGCGTAACCCTGTAGCCAGTGCCGTTATGATTATTTCGCCATGATATGAACACATCGCAACTTCAACAATTCTATTCTGTTCTTCTGCTGTGATTATTTTTTTCTCTCGATACTCAATCGTCGGCGGCTTTACCGCTTGCGCTACGTTCTTTGTCAACATGCCATTCTTCACGGCTTGCTGTATCGCCGATACAAGCACAGCGTGTGATTTGCTCGTATATCCTGTAGACAAGCCTTGTGCAATCATGCTATTAATCATTTTTTGCACTGTGTCAGCTCTCAAATCCTTTAGCTTGATGTTTCCTATTGCAGGGTTGATTTGGTTGTCTATATTGCCCCTGTAGCCGGAATACGTCATTTTCTTTATCGTGTTCTTCTTGTACTCTTTCATCCAAATGTCAAGCCATTGCGATACAGTCATCTTGGTAGGGTCGATGTAGGTATCGTTATTCACATCATTGACCGCCGCCGTTAGCTTCCGCTGTACTTCTGCCCTTGTCTTGCCGTAGAACGCCTTGCGCTTCTGCTTGCCATTCTCGTCCTTGCCGACGCTGATGCGCGCCCACCACGTTCCATCTTCGCGCTTTGATATACTGCCCTCGCCCTGTCCTCGCTTAGCCATCCAGTTCACCGCCCTTGCTAAATGCCTTGTATGTTTCCATCGCCATAAACACACTTGCGAAAATATTAGCCTCTAACTCTTTTTCTTCTATCGTCATTGCTCTGCATGTAACATGCCCCATTAAGATATGTCCGATTTCGTGAAAGATTACGAACAGTTTTTCGCTTGTACACATACTTTTTTCAAACATTGCAAACACGCCGTGTTTGGCGCCTACCGCCAACCCTTTTGGTCTATCTTCCGCTGCTTCCCATCCAATCGTCTTTAGAAATTGATGCGCCCACTTATTATCAAAATCCGTAAGCGTTATATCTAACTTTTCACAGAACTTGCGAAGTTGTGATATCGTCATGCTGCGCTTAGCCATTTGAAACACCGCCATTCATACCCATGCCAAGAGTTTCGCGTGTGTTCCAAATTTTCATGGCTTCTTTTTTCTGCTCCATTTTCGCTTTATGTCCACAAAACGGACAGTTTAATAACGTCTCATTCATTCTTTCATACCCCTTCCAAAATTTTAGTTGAAAGAGGGGCGAACCCATGCTATAATAGCTATGGTGAACGGTGTCGCCCCTCGTGGTGATGCTCTCTAAGCCTGTTGCTATTGCTGTAGCAATGGGCTTTTTATGTTCTATCACTTGTTACAAGGTTTGTGTAATGCGAATCCGTTTCCATTTTGCTATTGTAAAGCATGGTTAAAATAAACTGCCGCTTTTTGCTGATACGGCTTGTAACGCCCTTAAATTGCTCTGTAACGTGTTCTACGTTGTCGTAGTCTAACGATAGCAGATTGCGCCGTACAAGCTCCCTAGGCTTGTTCTCGCCGTCGATACGCACGTATTCCGATTCGGAGACCAGTGCGTCAATGATTATCTCCACAATCTCATCTATCAGCTTCGTATCGAATGGCTTGCTTTGCATTAAATCGGGATATGCGATGTTGGTCTTAATAATATCCGTGTAAATCTGTATTTTTTCGGCGATTCCGTCCGTGTCGCGTCCGTCCGCTTTCGTAGACTGACTTGACTGACTGTTATTATTAAAACTGTTGTTTTTAATACTGTTATTATTACTGTCCTCGTTTTGCGTACACGCAAATTGAGGACACGGTAAACTGGGACACGGCTCAGTGTATTCGTTTTGAGGACACGGTACATCTTCAAGCAAAGTATATATATTCCGCTGAAACCGTCCCCGCATATTCTCCTGTACCGTCTTGATGTAGCCGTGTGTCTTAAGCAAATCAAAATGCTTGTAAAATCGGCTTTTGCTCATGCCCAAATCAGATATAATTTTGCTCCGACTGGGAAACGCTGTCTTTCCTGCTCCTGCGTAACTGCAAAAATAGCTGTAAATCGCCTTTGCTTCGGTCGTGAGCCGCTTGTCCTGCATCACCAGTTTGGGGATGATTCCAAAGCCTTTGGAGTTGATGCCTTGCACTTGTAGAATATCACTCAATGCAGTCACCCCCATCTGCTGGGCGGCACATCTGCCACAAGTCGTCAAAACTCCATACTCCCAACAGATACATTTCACGCTCGAATATTGAAATATGAACGCTCCGACCTGTTGCTTTGTCGGTTAGTTTGATTGGTGTCCACATACCCGCACCCCCTAAAACATCTTCTTGCCTTCTGATTCGGCAAGAAAGCGTAGAAATGATTCTTTGGCTACCACCATGCGCTTACCCATCCGAATGGTCGGACAGTTCGCGCTGTTCAGTACCTCGTATGCAAACGCTTCACTCACACCCAAATACTCCTTGATGTGCTTCGCCTGCATGATTGGTGGATAATTCTCGATGTCCTTGTACTCTTTTACACTCCCTTCCGGTATAAAGCCGTCAAAGGCTTCTACCTCTTGTACTTCTTCGGGTTTCAGCACTGCGATGACCGACTTAACGATGTCCTCCAGCGTGTACCCTTCTGTGGTTTTGAATGTTTCTGTTGACATGATACTACCTCCTAAAATAAAGTTTGATTTTTTGAGGTATGTATGCTATAATTGTTACATACCTTCGGGTTGAATAGCCGCGCTTACTTGGTAGGTGGAGCGGCTATTCTTTTTTATATTAATCTTACGACTAACCATGTTATGCCGCTACTGCAATAGTAGCTGTGTAGTACCTTTTAACTGTCTTGTTATCGTCCATGCAGAACTCTGTGCTTCTGCCGTCTGTTACGCTGGTGCTGTTGATTTTGAACCAGCCGCCGTTGCTCTTGCTCACGCCTGTAACTTCAACATATGCGTAATTGCCCTGTGCGCCGTATTCTATAAAGAGTTTGTCGCCAACGTTCAGCTCTGTTGCTTTTACGAGTGCGCCGGCTTCTGCGATTGCTCTAAGTTCTGCGTTGATAGCGTTGGTTCTTGCTACTGCCGCCATATACTTAGCATCTTTCCAAGCCGCTTTTAATGCATCAGAGAATGTGTATGGGCTGTATTGTAGCTTGCCTTTGATGCGTACTGCACTTGCGAAGTTTTTCTTGTTCTTGTTTGCTCTGTAGTTGCTCCATGCCTTTTTCATTATCTCGCTCTTGTTGTATGTCATTGTGGTTGCCCCCTCGTTGTTTTTATTGTGTCTTAATCAACCTTACAACGTCATTATACACTTTATAATTTCTTTTGTCAATACTTTTTTGTAAACTTTTTAATTTCTTTTTAAGTTTTTTTATTTACTAGGCAAAAAATCTATTGACAATCGCAATTACATCGAATATAATAGCAACAAAGGGGGGGCGTTATTATGCTATTGACTGCTGGAGAGAAAATCAAAATAATTCTTAAACGGCGAAACATTACATTATCCGACTTAGCTGAACAACTCGAAACGTCAAGGCAAAACCTAACAGGTAAATTCTCACGTGATAACTTCTCCGAAAAAGAGTTACGCGAAATTGCCAAAGCTTTGGGCTGCACATTCACCTCATCATTCACGCTGAACGACACAGGCGAAACAATATAAAAATGACACTCCGAATCATTCGGTAGTGTCATTCGTGTTTTATAGGAAAATGCGGGTAGGTATAAGGTAGGTATATTTCACGAAACCCAAAACGCTGTACCCATTGGCGCACAAGGGATTATCAACTACATTCTCGCTTCATAAACATAGGGATATTCAGCATTGATGTAGACAGTCACCGGCTCTGCGCTGGTTACACTCAACCTCAACGTGTTTAAATCTGGCGGCATTTCCCAGAAATCTCCGAATACGGCATGCCTACCGCCTACCATGCCAATGCTGTCAAACACCGTCTGTTTTTTAAAGTCGAACAACAGTCCGGGAATTATGCCCGAACCACTGTAGCACCCTATGTTGTAGTAATTGCCTATGCCGTCTCTGCCGGCTATCGACGCGCCTGACAGGTTGCCCTCAAACGATATCGTTGGTCGCATCGGCATAGTGCCATAATTCATGATATTTATTTCGATGGCGTCGTTCTGAGCCAGCCCATACACATATTTGCCATTGTTATCCCATTTTAGCCCGCCCGCTTTATTCCACGCGAAATTGCAATCCCTCCAGCGCAGTCCTGTTTTGCTCTGGACTCTGTGTATACTAAAGGGACGCATTATAAACGGAATCGTTGCTATACCAACGCTTTTCAAGTCACGGTTTATCTTATCTCCGCCCGCTATTCTCGCAATCCATACTGTCAACGGCATTGTGGGTATTATCAGCTCGCCGTAGCCGCCCATTGTCATCTCTGCGAGTTTACTTATCGACCGCTCCAGGCTTGTGGTGTTATTGCTAACAAAATCGACGTCCACCAAGAGGTTTCGGTCGTTATAATGCATTCGTCCGGCGGTGTTAAATTCCGAAAAATCAAAGCTTCCGTCTGCATCAAGCGCGGATTCCATACTTGTTTTAGGCGGTGGAAGCATCGGCAAATCATAATCCACTACGCTCCAGCCCAAATCTGCAAAGTCTATTCCTTTGTATGTTATGCTTTTTATTCCATCCACCTCCCCGCCATTGCAATCTCCCATGAGTTTGTCTCTTCGGGACTTACTACGTAAATTTCGTTATGCTGCGTTTTGTTTATCTGCGTACTCGCAGCTGACAATGACCCGAGCGACGCCATCGAATTAAGCGTGTTAGCTACATCATTTATAAGCGTGTTGATACTGCCTGCCATATCCCGCAATGTGCCGCCTGTTTTAGACATCTGGTCGGTCATCTGGTTTATCGCTAGTGTTTCACGCTTTATCAGCATGTCCCTATTCTCTTCGACCGCGAGCAGTTCCTCGGCGTGTTGCCGTTCCTGCTCCATACGTTTTTCAGTAGTAGCCGCAGCCACAAACGATGCATCTTCAACTTTTTCGCTAATCTCGTCCATTGTCGTTGCAACTATGGTAACAGACTTAACAAACGCCTCGATTGCGTCTTTTTCTCGCTCGGCATATATCGCACGTTGCTGCTCGATTTCCTTTAGTTCCTTCTGCAACTGATTGTCGCGTGTAACTTGTTCTTCTTCTTGGGTAAGTGCCTTAATCTGATTGCGGATATCTTTAAGCTTGTTCTGACCCTCTACGGTAACGGCATCCTTATACATCTCTTCCAGCCGATACAGTTCCGCCAAATCATCCGACCGCCGCTGCTCGTCCTGCAAGGCTCTTTCTGCGTCGTAAGCCTCTTGCAGTGCCTTTTGCTTTTCGTCTAACCCTTTTTGCAGTGCCTCATATCGCGCTCGTATCTGGCGCGTTCCCTCTTCTCGCTCAAGTGCATAGAATTTGCTATCGAGCCTGCGCATTTCCTCGTAGTACTCACGGCGACCTATTATCCCCTTATTGTAGTACTCCTGCGTGTAGTCGGCAATCCGCTTATATGCCGCAACCTCCTCATCGTACGACATCTGCCCGAATTCTTTTTGTTGTGCAATCCAATCATAACTATGTTTAAGCCGATTCTCGTACATCATCTTGTCGTACTCTTGCATTTTTTTATCCGCATCGGCTCGCGAACGTATTCCGTCCGCTATATCCTGTTCAAGTGCCGCTCTTGTGCGTTCTCTCGCCTGTAGTGCGCTGTCGCCCTCGTCCCATTCATTAAAATAAGACTTATCGTCAGAGTAGTTATAGCTATTCTCATATCGGGTGTCCGCTTCGGCTATTCGGGCATCCACATAATTATTATCTGCTTCTTCCAGATATGCGATATACTCGTCATGCATCAGTTTGCCGTCGTCATAAGCTTGTTTCAGCCATGTTTTTACGCGCGTCCATGCCTGTATCGCGCTATCTGCGCCCCAATCGTCAAGCCGATTGCGCTCGTCTATGTACTTGTGCGCCAGTTTCAAGTCCTCATCTACCTGTTGCGCGCCCAGTCGTTTTGACAACATGAAAATATTAAGCTCCGCATCTTCTCGTGCTTCGCTGTATTTTTTAAACAGCTCTAACCGCTGTTCATTCGTCGCCCCCTCTAAGTGCAACGCTCTATCGGCATCATCGGCAGCGCGGCGCTCGCGTTCTTCTGCAAGACGCAACTCGTCTTCTAACGTTAGCTCACCGCGTTGCTTGCGAGCATTTTCAGCCCTTGCCGCCAGCCGCTCCCGCTCCGTTATTTCGTCCTCAAACGCCTTAATTATAGCCTTGCTCTGGTCTTCCGCATCACGTGCAGCATTCGACCTGCCGCCACCGCCACCAGATGAACCGCCGCTTGACGCAGGGCGCACATTCGCAGTGTGGTTGCCCGAATTTTTCCAGCTTGCATTGTTTAATATGCTGTTTAGCTCCGCTTTTAACGCAACGCCTTGCGCGTGAAACGCATCTGAACCCATTGCCGCTATTTCTCCTGCGTCCATGCTTGCATGTGCCACCAAGCCCATGTACGCTACCAGCGCATCCGACGTGCCGGTCAAAGCCATCGCAAGGTCTACAAGGTTCTTTATACTTGCGTCTGTTGTTATGGCATCCATGGACGCAAGCTGTACCTCATAGGCGTATTGCTTTACAGCCCCGGCGGTCGCTTCTGTAACGATTCCCTCGTCGACCAACGCGTCGATATTTTCGTTTGTGATAGTTGTAAAGTCTATACCCGCCTTGCGCGCCGTATCCAGTGCTTCCCGAAGTGTTTTAAGCTCTGATTCGTCGTAACCTGCCGCTTTGGCTTGTTCAATTAGGCTTTCGATAGAACCATCTGTCATATTCTTGAAATCAACCTGCGCAAGAGTATTTTTCACAAATTGTTCTTGCAGTTTATACATCACCAGCTCGTGTGCGTTTGTTACACCCATCGCTTCCAGCTGCGATTCTACAAACTCCGCATTCCCAGCATTTAGCTCGCCTATTGCACCCTCGGTGTTCAGGTACTCTGTCGCAAGCGTATTGGCGATGGCTTGCGCTTCTTCCATCGTGGAGTTAGAGTTTCCTAATATTTTTTCAAATTCGGAGAATGAAGACAATTTCCCGAACGAAGCCTTTAACCCCTCGAACGTTTTCGCGGACACAGAGCCGCTTTTTTCAAACGCATCCAGCGCGCTTGTAAGCCCGGCTATATCCGTTTCAGTTTTGGCAAGGTTCGATACGTTGGTCTCGAATGATGATGCAATTTCTTCGTTCGCAAGTGCCGCCGCCTTTGCTGCGTTCGTATATTGCGGGAAGATTTCGTCTACCATCTTCATCATTTCGTCTGCGTATTTACGCGCTGCGTCTGCCTTTCCTTGCTCAAGCGCAGCCTCATCCGCCGCTGGTGCAAAGGCATTTCCGTCTGAAAATCTCCGAGAGCGTGCCTCGTTTGCAAGGCGTGTGTGTTCTCTGCTCGGCGCAAGCAAACCGCGCTTGTATGCGTCAATATCTTCTTGCGTAGGGGCGCGGTTACCCTCAAACGCAGCGTACACTTCGCTTGCCATGTTTTGGCGGTGAAGGCTGTTTTCGGTTTCGTCTCGCCTGTTAACTTGCCCCTTGTAAAAATCGACCTGTTTCATAACTTCGGAGATTGCGAGCAAAGCATCCTCATCTCGGCGCTGCGTTGCTTCTATCTCTTCTAATACGCCCTCCCAAAAACTCAGCAGCCCATCTGCATCGCTTCCCCTAAGTCGCCCGCTTAGCAAATCCGCTGAGGCGCGCGGTGCTATCCCGATTGCGCACATCGCTTCTTTCGACAGCTCAGGCGCGCTCTCTGCCCGCGCACCCTTGCTCGCTTCTAGCGCCGCCAAATCTCGCGCGTGTTCCAACTCTCTCAACGATGCTTTGTTCTGCTCCGCCGCAACCTGCCGTAGCTTCCACAGCTGTTCATCCAAATTACCATTTACAAGGTCGAGGTTCCCCGCCTGCGCTCCCACCAGGTCAGTTATTTGCTTTTGTACGCCCGCCACATTTTTGCGGGCGGATTCGTCATAGTTTTCGCTATCGCGCAGCTCTTTGTACTTCTTTATCAAATCGTCAAGATTGCCGCGCTCTCGTTCTATGCTTTTTACAGATTCTTCGCTTCTTCGCAATGATTCTCTATGCGCTTCTGCAGCGGCTTCCTTTGCTTCTTTGGCTTTCTGTATGGCTTTGTTGATTGCTCCAACCACAAAGCCTATTGCTGCACTCACAACCGCCGTTACAGCCATCGCTTTTAGCCTTTGGACTACTCTGCCGATGCCTTTTTCGAAGATATTAGTCTCATTCCCAGCTTTTTTCATCTCTTTAGAGTAGTTTTTCGTGTCTGCTGCAGCCGCCCGCATCTCTTTGCGGGATTGTGACATTTTTAATTTGACTTGCTCCTGCGCAGCAATATTATTTTTGAGTTCCTGATTAAAATATTTAACATCTGACTCATAAGCTTTAATGTCCCGCCTAGCAATAGCAACTCCTCTGCTATTCTCACCATGCCTGGCGATGAGCGATTGCAGATTTTCTGTGAAGCCGTTAAGAGTATTTCTCGAATCCTTTAACCCCGCACGCAAATCTTTTTCTTCTGTTTTTAATGCTTCGAATTCTACCCGAAGGTTGACTACAGCCTCTGTCGCCATCGACGTATCTGCGTCGATGCGGATAGGCTCGGTGTTCACAAGGCCGCCTATATCGCTTTTAACTTCCGCTATAGCACTCTCAGCTTTCGATGTATCAGCATCAACTTCAATCTTTACATTGCCGCCCTCGGGCATAATTTCCACGTCGGAAAGCTCGTTTTCAATATTATCTTTCAGCTTCTCGGCATCTTTAAATGCACTGTCGGTATTTATACGCACGTCAAATATCAAACTGCCATCTGTATCATTCTCGTTTGCCATATCTATCACCTACCCAAACATGCCGAATACCGCATCGGCATCCGCTTCTGTATTTTTATTTTTCTCAAGCGTGTAAGCTTTCTGCATTTCTCGTATTTTTTTACGCATTTTAGGGTCCTTGTAGTCGTTTATATCTATGTCTCGGACATTAATCACATCGTTTAACTTACAATTGATAAGCCCTTTTAACAGTGCCTGAAACTCCCACCAATGCAAATCATCATCTTTTAATAAATTTATCCTATATACCTGCCTAAACGATGCATATACATATTCCCAGTCTTGTTCTAAATCAAAGACAACCTTGTCGGTTGACGGTTCAACAGGCTTTCCGCAAACTAAAAAATCAAGTAGCGCATAAAACGCTGCTTCTGTATTACTCGGTTTTTCCTCACCGAACCAATCAAGCGCAAGCCTTAACTTCGCAGGTTCGCTCATTTCGCTAACAATCATATCTGCAAATTTCGCCCAGTTTTTGAAGCCCGTCTTGATTAAAAAGGGTTTGCCCTCAACCATTATGGTATTAGGCAAACCCTCATAAATCCAACTCACGACGGCGCAAACCTTTCCATTAGTTTAAGGTCTTCGGTCATGCGTTGCGCCGAGTCCTTCATGCCCTGTATAATATGCGCTTTTAGGCTTTTTACAAACTCGACGCGACTTTTTTCTGTTTGATTGTCAGCAAATATTTTTTTAGCGGTTCCTTCCCCGAATATGTCGTCTATAAATCTGTCATACGCTTTTATCAGCTCTCCGTAGAAATCATGTGGAGACGCGCTGTCCAAAATCTGCGGTGTTTTTAGTGCAAACGCCTCCGCAGCCATGTCGTATTTATACACATCTTCATAGGAATTCACATCGAATTCAAGTGTAAAACCATCATATTGTAACATATCTTACGCCTCCGCAAATGTTGCAGTCATCTGGTTGGCGTCTACCTCCGCAGTGCCGGAAATAAGCGCACCTTGTGCTGCGAATTTGCCGCTATACGTATACGCGTCTGTGCCATCAGCTTCACCACTTGGCACAATAGCCCACTGCCTTTTCGTTGCGGGATATGCGCCGCCCTGTGGCTCCTTGCTGTAATCTACCACCACGATATACACGTAGGTATCGGAACCCAGCTTTTCGCCGTCATGCACGTCAACAATCGGCTGTTGCGCAGAGTTCGGCGTGAACAGGTCGAAACCATAAGCAATTTCGGGCTTATATCTTACAACCTCACTGCGCTCGAATTCCTCGTCAACATACTGTCTCGTGTATTCTGCCGGGTTTTTTGTCGGCGTTAACGCCGTGAAGCCCTGCATTCTCATAAATGTTTCTGCACCTGAAACTTCTACCCCTATGTATGCTACTTTGTCACTGCGTTTAACTATGTTTCCTGCTATTTCATTCATTATTTATTCATCCTCTCTTGATAATATTTTAGTGTGCAAATCGTTTGATATGTACCTGTTTTTGCGTCTTGCGCAATCATTGCGCCCCAGCTGCCGGACGAGATTGAAACGGCGCGCTTACCATCTCCCAACTCTGGTAAATCGCCTGTCTTCGTTGCGTTCTCCATATAATCGGCGAACTGCTCACAAAAGCCACTGTTGCTTATACGGCTTATGTCGGTCTCTGTGACTTCTTGCATTTCGAAAGCAAAAGAGAATGCCCGCATACTGCCGCCATCGGTATACTGCTTTACAATGCGCGTTCCAGGCAACGGCTGTATGCTGTATGATATTGCCTCTTCGCCCAAAAAATCCACTAGCACCGGCTCTGTTTTATCTCGCAGAGGGCAAGCCTCAATCCATTCCCTAACCGCTTCTATTATTAGCAACGTCCTGTGCCCCCTTTAAGATATCTTTTGCGTGTAGCTCCTTCATTTTGACAAACCAAAACGCTTGTGCTTGCGAGTTGCGGTCCGTGCGAAATTTAAGAGGTGTACCTGTAACAGTCTTCTTTTCGTGCAACTTAGCCCACGAGCTACCATTTTTAGCTACCATGAGTTTGCCATAATACAAAAATCTCGCTTGCGGCGCATTATATTTGACCTCGCCACTGCCTTTATCTGTCGCCGCGCTGCTGCCTATAAGCCCCTTGTCGTCGCCCCAAGGCATATATTTTTCGTTGTGTTTTATAACCTCTTCGTCTATATAAGCCTGCACACGTCCGCCCACCTGCAATCCCCGACTTCGGATAAACTTATTCACATCAAAATTCAAACTAGCCACCTGACACCTCCCAGTGCGGCGATTTCCCGCTGTCTTTAAAGTCAATACTGCTTATCACATACGCAAAGTCGTGGTTCGCTGCCTTTGGGTCGTCTGTAATGCCCTTAATGATGATATCGCCTTCCCGCAATGTCCAATGCCCTTCCGCAGCTTTTAAAAACTCTTTCGGTGTCAGATACGTCTTATCATCGCTCGTGCGCACGCTTAAGGGAATGTTTACAAACACTTTGTCTGCATCCCTCATGCCGCTACGCATCACATTAGCCGCCTTTGTGCCTTCAAAATGTACGCCGTACAGATGTGTAATGTTATACGCTTCACGCACAGGCGGCGGCGCGGTATATTTGTTGATAACTGTTACGTCCTGCGTTGCGCCCCTCATCAGTACCCCCTCCATAGCTCATCTGCCGTGAAGTATGTATTGATAATGTCAATAACGCTTGCATCTATCGCATTTATCGCATCCGCCACCTGACTACCCGACGCAAAGCTCTCGCTGTACGAACCGTTTGAAAACCCTGTCAATACCTCGCCCTCATCGTTTGATACAGTCATGTTCTTAGGCTTGATGTATTCAAGGTCTATAATTTCGCATACGCCGCGCTTGCCTATTTCGGTTATGGTATCGTCCTCGATACGGTTAAATGTATGTTTGCGGACAATCTGCTCTGCTCTGATAGACAGGCGGTCAAAGGCAGATTTATCAGCGGCGCTGTATCCTAAAGCTATATAATCTTCAAATGTAACATACATAATAAACCCGCCTTTCGCTTATTCTTCTACGAATCCTGCTTTGCGCAATGCGTCAATCACGCGCTTGTCGGATGTCTCGCATCTGCCGTCAATAAACTTGCATAAGATAGCGTTTTTCTCTTTATCCCAGACCGCTCCTGCGCCTTTAAATGTAAGCCTTTTTTCTGCTTGCTTGCCCGAAGTATTTTCATTACTAGCCATTGTTTAACTCCTTCCCTATACCGTAAGCCCTGCAATCTTTCCATGATGCCACTCTGCACCATGGTCAAGACCTATTTGACCGAATATCTGACCCATAATACCCGCGCCCGTCCGCGCCGTCTCCTCGTAAAAGAAATTGCCTTTGCTCGGAGTAGCCTGCTCTACCGGGCGGCATATAGCCATATCCGCAAAAAGAATCTCGCTGTCCTGCATGGTTTTGGACATTATGATATCGAACGTTCCAAAGTCCGTTACGATTCTGTCAAACGCGAAACCACCGACATTTCTGCTATCGGGCTGCTTGTACCCCGGCAGTAGCGGATACAATGACGATATTTTCATCTTCTGCGCCGCGCTCACATAGATTTTCACGTTTCTGAACGCCGCATTGCTGTCATACATCGCTTTTAGTGCCGCATTAACCATATCCACCGATAAAGTGCCGCCGGATGCATCAAGTTTATTTGTCGTTATCGCGGACAATATACCTCTTGTTTGGTTAGGCATGGTGTCATTCGTTGCCTTCGCAAACACACCACGCAAGAATGTGTATTCAATGTCCTGCTTTATTTTTTCCATTCGGCGTGCAATCTGCCAGTCAAGCTCGCCCTGCACGTTTGGACTGTCACCCGCGACGTTTATGCCGCTCATCGTTCCCATGTTTGACATCTTAGCGTAAGATACAGATACTGCCTCATGATATATCTGCGTTACATTCGTCGATTGGTCTCTTGTGATGAATGTCGGCGTTGGCGCGGTAAGCGACGCCTGCTCCGAAATCCCAGGCTGTTGCGGTGCTTCGTTTACGTAATCAGAGTTCGTCGGGAATTCGACGTGGTCTGTATACTGCACCGCTCCAAGTTCATCAAAAAAAGGTGTTTCTGTGTTGGATTTTCCGTATAGCAGCCCCGAATAATTAGGGGCCGTAAAGCTCATAGCTGTTCCGTTTGGCATATTATAATCCTCTCCTTTGTTATGTTAACTGTATTTTCTTTTCGTACGCTTCTCTCACGCACTTTGTCATTTCGAACGTATTTCCGCTGTTTTTTGCTGCAGCATAGCGCACTTGCAAATCATCACCTATGGGCATAGCCCCAGCAGGTGGTATAACCACCTTGTTTGGATTGGTATCCTCTACGACGAAAGCATCGGGTATTTTCACCCTTATGCTTTTCAGCGCATCGTCCAACCCGAGTATGTTGCCGTCCTTCAATTGCAACCCCATAGCTTTTATCTCAGCAATTATGCCGTCTTTGGCATATCCGCTGGAGAACTTTTCACCGCCAAGTGCCGCGCTAAGCGCATCGTTGTAGTCGCGCTCGGCGATTTTGTTTTTGTAATCCTCATCTTTTGTTGCAAGGTCAGCGGTGAGCGTTGCAATTTTGCTGTTGAGGTCGCTAACATCCACGCCTTCAAACCCTTTCAAACTTGTTGCAGCTGCGTCCAGCTGCTCCTTAATCCCATCACGTTCAGATGCTGCGTTGTCTGCTCTCTGCTTCTCTCTTGCAACATCCGTGCCGTTTTCCTTCATAATCTTTTCGATTATGTCGTCCGACAATTCCAACCCCTGTAAAAACTCTCTTTTCATAATATCCTCCTTCTTTACGGCTACGCTTTTAACGTGGTCGCGTTCACGCACCGCCCCTGCGATTACGCCCGCAGGATGGGCGAAATGGCATAAAAAATTAGCCTGTTTAGCGTCTATTGCTCAAAGACGATGCCGAAAATCGGCATATAAAAAGCACACGGCGATAATCGCTATGTGCTTAATTTTTTCTTCTTGCCCGCGCCGCTTGGTCTCGCCCAAACCCATTGACCTTAACCCTTGCCGGACTTCTCGGCAGCTCTACCGCCTCTGAAAAGCTCTTGTACTCTTTCTGGTATCTCCGCAGCAGTGCGCGTTCGGGTACTACTTGCTCATCATCGCCGCTTTTTTCGAATGCGAGTATGCGGTCTTTTTGGCGACGCATGCTTGTTTCCAGCTTGCGTTGCACCTGTGTAGCCTCGTAGCCACTGTATGATTTACCCTTGTATTCGTGCTTTTCCTCATCGCGTGCTTTTAATGCTGCAAGTTCCTCCTCGCTGTATGTGCGTGGTGATATTCCTAAAATAATGGCATATGCCCTATGATAGCAGTTGTATTCTTCCATCAGCGGGCGTACGCGCTTATCAAAATCCTCTTTCGAGAACTGCTCACCGGCAAACCACACATGAGACGGACGTGGATTTCTGTGGTAACTGATTTCAAAGCCATCCGCGCCCATCTTTTTAGCAACAATCTCGGCTTGCTCTTGCGAAAGCTTTTGCTGCGCCCCCATCATCGCATTGCGTACACTGCTGTCCACACGCCGCCTATACGGTCTCTTGCCCTCGTTATCGTACTGGACGAACGAATGACCCTTGTCTGCCATTTCACGCACTGTGGCGCGCATAGCACTATTAAAATCCGTCTGCCCTGCGCGCACCTGCATAACTGCTTTATCAACTACGCCTTGATAGTATTTCGGCATGGGCTGAAATGTGCCGTTAGCGGTAACAAATCCGGTCGTGCGAGTGATGTTTGTAAATTCCTCGGCAGTGACTTTGCTTATTTCTTCTATAAGGTTTTGCAACGGCATATTTTCCGCAAAAGGAATCAACTCCCTGCCAACACTTTTGAATATCTCTCGCTCACTTTCGTAATCAATGCGAGAACTCTCATAAAACGCCTTATACACCTCATCTTGTGTCAACGAAAGCGTTTCTGCAATCGCTTTCTCTATGCGTTCGATATTGTAACCTATCTTCTGCAGCTCGGCTAGTCTATGCACGTCGGTTATTGTAATCTCGCCGATTTCTCTGATGTGTTCGCATATAATTGCTATGATATTAGATTCTAAATCGCTAAAATAACCTTGTATTTGCAGCGGCAGCCTTATAAGTTGTTCTTCGGTCAACATAAAATATCACCGCCTACGCTTCCGGCAGCACATTCGGCAAGTTTTTTCTGGCTGCGTCAATATCCTCATTCATCAGCCATGCCCTACCCTCTGCCGCGTCTATCCATCCAGCCGCCGCCGCTTGCATATATTGATTAAATGTTTCCTGGCTATCCTCTATCAAGGTATACGCCCAATCAAATGCAATCTCGTATTCGCCTTGCGGCGTTATATTGTTAGCGTTTGCAAATACGTCATAAGCGTACACAAGCTGTTTTATGGCCGTTTCGAGTGCGCCTCTCACGCTATCCACAAGTGCAAATGTGTCGAACGTACTACGCTTAATCGCCGTCGCTGTGGCATCGGCAACATCAAGGTTAGTCAATATCCCTTTGTTTACGCCGATTGCTTTTTCCAACAATTCCATTTTGTAGTTTATACCCTCGATATATGACTGCTGACGGATATCCGGCGAAAACTCTTCCCAAAAATCTCCTGCATCGGTGTGTTTAAATATTTTATACTTTCCGTCCATGGGCAAGTTATTTTTACTGTCAAATAGCAAGTCGCTAACACCTATAAAGGCGCGCTTATTGGCAAACTCCATGTGGAATTCTGCCAACAGCTCCATTATCTCACCAATCAACTTGTCCTGCCCATAGGTCACAGGTACGCCGTACGCGCTATTAGGATGCCCTCTGTTTTCGGTAGGGCATTTGACAAAGGCGAATAGCATTTGTTCTACACCCAGTATCGATACTATCGGCTGTATGCTCGCCCATTCCGGCACACTCGAAAGTGCAACTTCGCGTTCGTCTACCGTACCCTTCTGCTCAATCGTGTACGTGCCATTTTCGTCGAGTGCGTGGTACTCTGTGCGCATATATGTTTTATCATCTCTTACAAACTTATCGGCTATAAAGCCCGCGCTCTTTATAACCTCGCCTTGCATTGACACTATGAAAAAGTTTTCTTGCGATATTATATCCGTATATGTCTTATCGCCTACTGTATGCGGCTTTAATACCACGCCTCCCAACCCCAAAATACGGTTGGTCGCGCCGCGCATTCTACTTGTAAAACTGCTCAATGCATCTCTCAAATACCCGGCCCTCGAACTCTCGCCAATAATGTTTATGTCGGATTCAGACGTAACGATATCAGACAGCCTACTCGCTGCTATCGCCGTTATGTTTATATCTTCTACATCTGCATAAGCTGTGGCAAACCGTGCGTTCTGCGCCTGTTCGCTATCTGTTGTTTTTGGCTTTACGCGAAACAGCCGCTTAAAAAAATCAATCAAATTTTGAAACATATCCCGCTCTCCTTACTGCCTGATAAAATGATTTATATACCGTTCCCAAGCATATTCAAAGCTGTCCAGGCTGTCAATATCACTTGTGCCGTCGTCAAGTCGCTTGTCTTCCAGACACTTTTCGTTATACGATGCTTCTCGGAACGCTCTTGCGAGCGCGTCGCACTCTCCGCGCACTAATTTCAGCCGTCGCTGCTTCATCAGCGATGTTGTTGCGCGAATGCGGTCTATGATTTCTTTTTTCAAGCTATTTCTTACGTTAACGCCGCAATTGTTTCTGATTCCGCTTATAAGCACCTGCTCTGCCGAATCCGCAAATATAAAGTCGATGTTTCCGTGCCTTTTTTCTATCTCTGCGCGAAACGCATTGAATATATTGTATAAGTCTTCAGGGCTTGTGCCTGTAGCCGTGTAGGTTGCCGCCTTTAACACATACAGCGCATCAAAACCTTTAGCAATCCCACATGCCACAAAGGCATGATTAGACTTATTGCCACCGAAGTCTATGCCCACCGTAACATACTCTAGCGCAGGGATTTTCTCTTGATCTATGTAAAACTCTTGTTCGTTCTCGCTAAACTCTTTGTATATCGCACCCTCTGCCCGCACCCAATTCCCTAATACAAACCTGTCGTAAAAAACGCCTGTATACTCTTTTTTGAGGTTTTCCACATAGCCAACGTCCAGTGTAAAATTATCTTCAAGCAAAAATTTCATAGTGAGCATGTCCAGCTCGTCCTTACGCTTGATATACTTTTCCATAAGCCAATGACTCGGCGTATCGGGATTGGTTGTTGCAATCAGCTTCGCACCGCTAACACTAAGACGTGATAACAGCATCGCAAAAAAGTCCTCTGTGAACAGTGTCAACTCATCACAGTACGCACCTTGTAGTGTCATGCCTCGGATTTTATTCTCTGCCCTCGCATCATTCACACCCTCTAAATATACAAGCCGTCCAAATAGACGGGCTTCTTTGCGTGGTATAGAGTATGTGAAATGCTTTTCCCCTACAAGTGCTTGCAACAGGTCTAAGCAGTTTCTGCGCAATGAGGTTATAGTCTTCGCCGCCATCAAGTAGCTTGCGTCTTGCGGCATCGTAGCTACCCAAAATGCCCATAATACAAGCGATATCCAAGTCTTGCCCGAACGTACTGACCCTTCCAGCAGATTTATGCGATTTAGCTTGTTGTCCTGCCACAGATGTAGCAGTTCTAATTGCTTGTCGCTATATACTCTATCTTTCATTTTTCAACCCCGCTATAAGTTTTTCGATATCGCCATCGTTTTTGGCTCTCTCTGTATCGATTTTCTTTATGTATTTTTCTGCGTTGACCCAACTGCTCGGCTTTCTGTTTCGCAACCAGAATATTAACGCCGTCGTATCCCCGGACAACGCCTTTTTAAACAAGGCGTCTTCAACTTGTATGTCAACAACTTCTTTCCCCTTTTTTAAGGACTCCGAAATCTCCGCATACTTTTTCTGCCAAGCATATAACGTTGTCGTGCTAATGCTCATTTTTTTTGATATCTGTTCGTCCGTCAGCCCATCTCGCGCCCATCCTTGCAATAGTAACAATCCGTCTTCGGTCAACCAATATTCATATTTTCCTTTTGCCATAATCACCACCCGCCCTAATTCATCGCATAATAAAAGTCCACAAGCGCAAGGCTCGCAGACTTGTTCGATATTTTTCACTATAACTATTCTAACACATAAAAAGTGAGAAAAAGTGAGATGTTTATATTTTTGTAAATATTTTATCCTGCGCCCTTGCTATTAGTTGCTTCACATAGTCTTCAACATACCCCAACTTGTCCCCAATCCTTTTAGCACTATACGTCTTCGCCCTATCATCACCCAAGTAGCGCAGCCTTACAACATCCTTCTCTGTTATTGTGAGCGAGTCAATATACGCTTCAAATTCAGCTTTTACAAAATCTCTTTGCTGTATAAGTTCTACTTTTTCATCTTGATACCGCTCAATAAGCATAACCGCCGCAAAGGTCGTGTCTGAAACTCGCCCTTTGGCGTGCGGCATACCATCAACGCCCACCTCCATCAGCGGGTCATGCGCTTGGGTAATACTAAAATCCCGATTCTTGATTGCAATATTAATCCTGTCAATCTTGTTCGCGAACTCCCATAATTTGATGTTTACTTCTCGTCTTTCCCGCTTCACAAAAATCCCTCCGCTCTTGCAATAATGTATGTGATATGATATACTAATCTTGCCGGTAACACATCATTGCGGAGAGAGGGCGTTCGATCGCCCTCTTTTTGTTTTGCCTGTTAATCGAGATTCTCTATTCTCGTAATTGGCGTGCTGTCGACCACGCCCAGACCGATCATATGCAGTATCCATTCGTAAAAAC